GACGCGCAACACCACAAGCCTCTCGCAGAAACTCGTCGTCTTTGTCGATGATTTCCAACTTATGCCCATGACGCGACCATTGAAAAAAATAAGCCTTGCTACGCCCTGTACACATCATCTCCCACTGCATTTGGGCGAAATAGTGCTGTTGATCATTAGCGGACTTGAACTCTCCACCGTTACGCCGTCCGTATGGGCATTTCACCTCTAGAATTGCATCTTCTTGGATCAAGCCGTCAGGGGAAGCCCCCGCCCAATCTTCATAGATGTGAAATCCGGTTTCCTCTACGGTAAGCCCTGTATCCAATTCAAAATCAAGAATTGCTTCGTCTTCGTGCGCATTCCCGTATCCCGTGGCAATGTTACCCTCAAACTCACTAGGGGCTTTATGGTATTCACGAACCATGGTACGCATGACGTCTTCCCGCGTCTGCCATGGGTTAAGTCCTAGGACTGCCCCCACGCGGCTTCCCGTGACGCGCCCCTTCCGCTGCGAAAACCATTCTGGTGATCTTTGTTCATGCATTATTATTCCTCCTTACTAAAAGAGCGGCCACTACAGCCGCTCTATGTTGTTTCAGGCGTTCCACATCAGAACGGGATCTCGTCGTCGAAACCACCGCCTGCCGGGGCAGGTGTAGGTGCCGGTGCAGCCTGTGCAGGCTCAGCCACATCAGACTTCGGAGACACCGCAGCAATCCAGTTACCCGACCGCTTCTGACCGTCGTCACCGTCCATTTCCCATTTCATTACTTTCAAGGTCATGAACTTATTAGTTAGCGCACGGGTTAGATCCTCACTGGTAGGCGCACCTTCAACCGTAGCAAGTTGACCACCGGCGTTTGCATCAATCGCCGCCAGCATTCGCTTGGCATTGTCAGATTTTTTCTTAGGGTCTTTAGCACGAGCGTCTTTTCCGTAAACGTCCAACTTATGGAAGATCACACGGTTTTTATATGCCTCAGGCTTAGTCACGCGCCACTGGATATTGACGTGCTGATCCTCTGATTCATAGAAATTCGCCCACTCTGCTTTTTCTGCGAATGCGATAACATTTGTGTTATCAGGGATAGGTTCACCGCCTCCTGTCGGTGCTTCATAGGTGGTTTCAGATTTGGCTTGTTCGCCGTCGGAAAGATCCCAAAATGACATGTAGTTCTCCTTAGTTTACTGTTGAAGTGCTTTAACAAACGGAACCAAAGGGTTCTCGCCAATCTTATACGTCAAGTCCTGCTCAATGCCAAATCGGTTCTTTGATACATTGGCGGCGCTCATCTTTACAACAAGCTGACGTGTGCCGTCCGAAATGGCCTTCTTGCGCTCACCGTCATCCCCCTTGAGGAATGTCTCTAGCTTCAGAAAGCCAACAATATCCGCGTCATCCACATATGGCGCGACCGACTTCTTGCCTAGGCGCAACGTGTACCGAGTATACGGGTCAGCGTCGGGCAGATCAATGGTTTCTGTATCGGCATGGGCCACGAAAACGATATGCATACCCTTTTTTCGTCGCAGGATTTCAACGCCCTTACGAACCCGTTGATGCATAGACGCCAATGCCGCAAGCCCTGCACCGTAACCACCATTCGCCTGATTGATGGATTTTGGCTGCTTCGGGTCTTTTGCCACGATATCATCTGTGAACAGCCGCTCAAGTGCAGTTACGCTATCAATGATAAGCGTCTTATATCCATGGTCACCTTGCAATGCCTTAATTTGCGCAAACACGTCATCAGCAGTTTGCACAAGCGGGAATGCGTCAGGTCGTCGGTCTTCCGGGATAGACTGCAAACCATCCTCCGCACGGATCACAACCGGATCTGGAAACTCAGCCGCAAGGCTTGTCTTACCCGCGCCAGCATCGCCGCAAATCGTCATGACGATTGGGCCATCTTTTGGCTTTGAAATTAGTTCTAACATATGTCCTCCTTAGACTTTGTGTTGCAATACATAATACATAACCCCAAACAATGTCAATACCCCTATTGACACCTCGCTGCACTTTCTTTACTTAGCAGGATATTGCTTAGTAAGGAGGTCACATGCTAAACGATATTATCCAAGAGATGAATGACGCCGGGATGCGAATTTTCCCGCTATTAGGATCGCACGACTTGGAAGGCGACCCGCTGGATGAAAAAGAAGCGTTCAAGCGACCGCGCTATTCAGGCTGGCAAAACGTCCCCGCAGGATGGTCTGACGAGCAGCTAGAAGTTATGCAGGAAACAGGTCAATTTGAGACTGGGTATGGTATTGTATGCCGTGACCTTTTGGTAATTGACGTCGATCCACGGAACGGTGGCACTGCATCTCTTGAAGCACTTTTGGAAAAGGTGCCTGAAATTGCTGGCGCGGGTATGATCGTGGAAACAGGTCGAAAAGACGGCGGCAAGCATTACTACTTTCGTGCGCCGGTAGGTGTATCGACCGTACAGCACCTAAAAGGATATAACGGGCTAGACTTCAAAGCCTCTGGCTATGTTGTGGGGCCGGGTTCAATGCATGGCAGCGGCAACACCTACACTATCCTTACGGGGTCAGCGGATGATATTGACGACGCACCCGACGCCCTTGTGGATATGTTGAAGCGTCCCGAGTATCACCGGACAACACATAACGGCGCGACGCTGGACGTATCTCACAGCGACCTTGTTGATATGCTGTCGTATATTGACCCTGACACGGATCACGAAACGTGGCTGAAATGCGGTATGGCTTGCCATGACGCTAGCCAAGGTAGTGCATTCACCGCATGGGACCATTGGTCGTCTAAGGGGACGAAATACCCCGACAGAGAAACGCTAGAAAAGCGGTGGCACTCTTTTGGGAAGTCACCTATGCCCGCAACCATTGGTACGCTTATTCACTTTGCCGAACAGGGTGGGTGGCGCAGATCGGTTACGTTTGACCCTGCGCCTATCGACACTCCCGAAGTCACAGACCCGCTAGACACAAGTGGAATTGACTTGCTTCGCCCGCCGGGGTTTGTCGGGGAAGTCAAGGATTGGATCGACGACCAGTGTCGCTACCCACGGGAACACCTATCCACGGCGGCGGCTCTGATCTCAGTAGGAAACGTGATTGGTTTGCGCTATACAGACGACACAGATCGAGCCACGGCCAACCTACTGGCGTTTGGTGTTGCTGGGTCCAGTAGCGGTAAGGAGGCGGTCATGCAGGCAATGCAGGGCATTCTTGTGGAAACGGGTATTAGTGGCGCATCTCATGGCGCTATGAAGTCTCAGCAGGAAATCATGCGAAACCTGATCCGCCACCAAGCGGCCTATTATGTCATTGACGAATTCGGCATTGAACTTCGTAAGGTGGTAAACGCTCAGAAGAAAGGTAGCGCAGCATATCTAGAGGGTCTTATCGGCACCATCATGTCAATCTATTCGAAAGCTGACGGAAAGGCACTATTGAGCGGCGATGTTAAAGAAGAGGTACGCAAGGCGCTAATTTCAGAAATCAGCCAAATATCAAAGCGGCTAGACAACAATGAAGGGAACGCAAGCGACGAGGAACGTCTAGCACGAACACAGAACCAGTTAAACACGCTGGACGAAGGGCTGGACCGTCCGTTCTTGTCACTCATGGGGTTCACCACACCTTCAACCTTTGACGACATCATTGACGAGGATCAAGCCACCAGTGGTTTTCTCGGTCGCGCGTTACTGGTACGGGAATATGAAACCAACCCTCGCCCGAAATGGCCGTTTAAAAAACGTCCCATGCCCGACGCTATGCGGTCCAAGCTTCAGAACCTGTTTAGCGGCGGAACATTCTCATTGATTGGCGGAGACCGAGTTGAGAACTCTGGGCCAATGAAAGAAGTCCCCACCACACTGGAGGCCGTCGAGGCGCTTCGCGAGGCGCTTAATTGGACACTGGACTATGCAGAAGATCAGAAAGAGCGTTCGGGCCTTGAGGCTGTCGTGCGCCGTGGGTATGAGATGATCGCCAAGGTATCCTTGATCCTTGCCGCACCGGAAGGTTTACGCACTATTGAGCATGTCCGTTGGGCCTACGCACTGGTGAAGCGTGATGTTGATGAAAAGATCCGCCTTGTTGTTTCAAACGACGATACGCACGGGGCAGACAAGGCACTAATGGCTAAGATCACGAAAATCATCAGCAAGGATCATGGGGAGACTTTTGGGGTAATCAAGAACCGTCTGCGCAAATACAAGCCAGAAGATGTGCAGAAAGCACTAGACGCCATGGTTTCCGGCGGTGTTGCCAAAAAACAACAAACCGAGCATCCCAAGACGAAAAAACCAGTCGTCAGGTATTTCTACGTCGGTTAGGCTAGTGCATAGTAAAATAGGTTAGTAAGTCTAAGCCGCTGTTTTAGCGGCTTTTTCTTTAGGATAGTAAAATAGTAACCCCTTAAGATAGATATACCCCTTAAGAGGGGTAAAATATCACTGTATAGAAGGATACCCTAAAGACTGGTTTCTCACTAATGAGAGAATATATAACTATTTATAACTACTATTTAACTATCCTACTACGTAGATGTCTCTTAGATCTTATTACAAAGGGCGTTTAGCGGTAACATACAGATAGTTGAATGTGTTTATTTTGATGCTATCCTTTATACCCATTGACCCCCGCAACCACACATGATACTAACTAGGCAACACATAGAGGAGAACACAAAATGAAAATCGAAGTTATCAACACCCGCTACCCAAACGGGTTGCCAAACGGAACAATCATGACAGTTACGCATGAATACGATAGAGGATCGGTTGACGCAACTGTGGATGGCGGAAATGGGTTCGAATG